GGTATACCCATCAATTAAATTTAACTCAGTTGCAGAAGCGGTAACTAATGTTCCGGCAAGTTTTAAACCACCATCAACAAGATCATGACTCGCAATGTCTATAGTTTGATCTCCAGCAGTGGCTCCAATAGTTATCGCGCCACCTGCCGTCTGAGTAACTGCTTTAGAGTTTTCTGAAGTACCAAGCGTAGTAATATCTAAATAGTTTAACTCAGTAGTCGTAGCCGTGCATCCATCCAACAAGTTCATCTCTGCACCATCTGCCGTAACAGCAGTAGTGCCAGAAAGACCACTAAATTGTGCCTGAAGTACAGATTTTATTAAACGCAGATGATCATCACCTTGTGATATCGGATCAGTGGCAAGCGGATTAGTAGCGACTAATTGGCTAATATATGTTGCAGTTTCTAATGCCATGATAACCTCCTATGCTAATTCAAATATGCCACTGGCACTAGGCGTAACAGTGAGTGTGTTGTCCTGCGCTAAAGTAAACTGAGATGTAGTCAGTTTTGAAAAGCACACTAATTTACCACCTGACTGATAAACAACAGCGTATTTAATATTCGCAATTGCACCGCCAGTAGCGGTCCACACAACGGCAGTTGAATCAAAACGATACTTATCGGTTGCTACAGAAGCCCATGTACGAGCCGTAACAGATGCACCTCCAGTTGTGTAACCATTGCCACTAGCAACCTCACTAGCAAGTGAAGCATATGTAGATAAAGCTGCATTATTTACATTAGTGCTTCCTGCGCTAGTATGAAGTGATAAATAGAAACCAACACTTGTACCATCTAGATCGAACTGACCATTGCCTATATATTCCCTAAAGGAATTGAAAAAACTCCAAGCAGTAGCCGCCATTTTATACTACCTCCTATATTACTAATCGTTTAATAAAAATTTCATTTGGCAAATGGTACATCCTGTACCCATTGCTATTCCCATATGTTTTTAAATGAACATATACATTTTCAGTATTAGCCTTATTAACTTGTTTATGCCACCAATCAATAGGTCTAACAGTGCAATGAGCATTTTCCCCATTTGGGAGAATAGTTATTGCCGGTCTAGTAGATATCGCCAAGAACACAAACTTTTTTGCTCTTTTAAATATCTCTCTAAGAACATCCTGAACATTAGTCTCAGGAATATGTTCCATAACATCTGTAGATATTACACCATCAAATAATTTATCAGGAAGAGTTGAGAACTCCTCAATGCCGGGATCATATAATGTTGGCATAATGCCCCAACTTTTATGTTCTTCTTCAATAAAATATTGCCTTCCTTTCCCACATCCAAAATCCAACAATGTTTTAGATTCTGTTTCTTTTATTATTCTTTCTATATGAGAAGTGTTATGCTGGAGCATATCTCCCCAATAATGGTCAGAACTTATAGAGTGAAACTTTTTATACTCATCTACGAGATTGTTCATCAGATAGATATTTTTAATGATTCTGGATTCTTAATAATATGTGAAATAAGACCATCTCCATGAACAACTAGATCGTAATGTTCGCCTGTTTTAGCAATCATATCAACGAACTCTTTTGCCTGATGGTAATTCGCCGCAGTACAAGTAAACTCTCTACCAGCTACATTAACATCTAAAACTTCTTCTCCATCATTTTCAGGTTGTTCATAAGCGTGATGTTCTCCCATAATACAACTATCGAACCCATACATTTCAAACTTATGAAACCCCAGCATTCTTAACAAATGAACAGCCCTTAATGCAACTGTAGCGCCACCCATTATCGGGTAATATTCTTCCCCGTAAACTTCTTTTAAAAGATCAAAATTGTCATCTCCAGCGCAATGCCATATCCATACTTTATTATCCTTAAGATTTTCAAATACAGAAGGATGACACTGAGATGAAATAAAATATTTACAATCCTCAACTAATGGATAAACGAATCTGTTATTAAACTCCCTGCTATCCAACATTATCATAGCTGAAGGAGTAAGACCATTATCCATACAATATTTATGAGAACCATTAATAGTAATTACCGGCATTCCACTCTTTCTTTTTTCTAAAAGATCAGGAAAAGTTTCCTTCAATGTGGAACCGCCTAGAACTATTCCAACCACTTTCTCCCACTGAGTTTCGTAAGGACTGACTTGAGGAAGACCCCTCTGAATATTTTTCCTTATGTTGTCTCTTATTTTATCTTTATCCTCGTTAACGCTGCAAATAATTTCTGGTACAGGATGTAATTTTTCAACACCAACCAAAGGTGGTTCAGAATTTACTCCCATTTGGAGGCTCATGTATTAAATACCATTCTTATTTCTAATCCTAAAGTATTGGTAGCCACAACATCAACATCTATCCTGATAACATCGGCAGTAGAAACTCCACTATAAGAACCTGCGACAGATGGGGTGGCCGCTGTGGAAGAATCTTTCTCACTAGCATCAATAGTTATAGGGGTTGAAAGCATGTCCTGACCATCAGTTAAATTGTGTAATTGAACTGTAGTCAAACTTCCGGTTCCAGCTGTATATACATGTGCTTGAGCAGATTGTAAATTCTTGCCATCAAGAGTAGACGGTATTGTAACATGCGTAATACCGTTTCCTACAGTTGGGCCAATAGTATCAGCAACACATTTAACAACTAAAGTTCTTTCTGTAAAAGCTGTAAGTTGATTAAACAGAATTGATCTTGCGGCTCCGGAAGATGTATCATAAAAAGATATCTTATCTGCTGCCATATCCGCAGAAGAAGCGACACCTAAATTAGGAATCGTCTCCTGCTTGTCATCATTTAAATTGGTAAAGTTAGCATCCGCTTCCGCAAATGTAAGTGGACTTCCTTTTGTTTCTCTTAATGTAATTGTTGCCATTATGCGTCACTCACATATCCTGTGGTTATATAGTAATCCTGAAAATAAGGCATTGGGCCATAAGGAAAAGTTCTTGGGCTTTTTTCATAGAACTTCTTTCCGTTAGTCATACGGTAGGAAACTCTTCGTGATGGACCAGTTCGTCTTCCACCAATTCTAAATTTTCTCATTAATATCTTGCCTCAGCATCAGGTTCTAATGAACGCCTTGTTCTAGATATTGGTGGCATTGCATCCATATCATATATTCTAGAAAGAGCATCTAAAAAATCAGGATGGATGGTGGGAAATAACAGGTACTCATTTCTTTTAACCCAATCCGTTAAATCATACACCTTTCCTTCTTCATTCTTTCTTAGAATTTTTTTAGAAATCAAAAATTCCTTCTTCTGTATTTTATAATCTTTTTGATGAGAAGTCAATTTTTTTTGATCTGTAGGGAAAGGGAAAAAGAAGGAGCCATCTTTTAAGTCAGGCTCTAACCTTTGTATTCTGTCCCGCTTCGATTGTGAGCCACCCCCACCTGTCCAGTTTAATTCATACACTGGAAAAGAACTGCCATCAATACGCATCATTTCTTTAAAATGCTCTATGTCAGACTGCGCTCCGTATCTCTCGTATCCAACCTTAACTTCCCTTATTCCCGGCGCTGTCTTCCATTTCGTCCTAAGCATCTTCAAAGCTTCCCATCTTTCTGACAAAGATAATCTATGGCATACCCCATCCAAAAGAAACTTATTATAATTCGCGTCAACTCCAACCACAGCGATAGCTGTTCTATTCGACCCCTTCTTTCTGGAATGAGCCGGATCACACATTATATAAGCATTTAAAGTATAAGGGCGAATCTCCCATTCATTCCACCACTCTTCTTTAAAGGCTACGTCCGAACCAGCTATAGGATTTAATAACTGTTGACAAGCCACTATATAAGTAGAGGTTGTCTTCTTTATTTCTTCCCATCTCGTGGGTTGAAGGAAGACAGGCTCTCCTTCCATTGTTCCGTCTACAGTAGCGGGATGTATTCTTGGTTTTACTGCAGCCCTCTGGAGGATAGTGCCGTAAGTATCCCCGTAAGAATATCGAGTACCAGCATATTGGTAACGAGGACTATGGGTTGACCCCAAGTTTAATGACAATTCCCAAGAGAGCGTTGTCTTTGCTATTTGCTCTGGCGTGTTAACAGCATCTTGAACAACTACGTCGTCATAAATAATAAGATCAAAATGTCGTCCAGTAGGCTGACCATCCACAAGTCC